CACTACAATTTCGTTACCGTCTTTATCGACTTTGAAATCAATGATATTCGATTCGTGCAGATTATCTAAACAATAATTAACCCCGAACTCTAATCCCGCCTTGGCTCCTGCGGAATAAGAAAATTTTACCGCTAAAGCAATAACAATTCCATATGCAATATACTCGTATATCAACTTATACTCTCCTACTAAAGTTACCTGTTTTTTTAAATTTTATTACTTCATCAAACCTTTCGGCCATATGATTTTTATGGGATATAACAAATACATTTTCATTCTCTAGTGTATAAAGAATTTTCATGAACTCTTCGGTACCATTATCATCAAGAGAAGAATCAAATATCTCATCTATTATCAGAAGATTGGTATTCCCCGAATTTTTCATCTTAGCAATCTTACGCCAAGTAAATAATAATGCAAGATCGATCCTTTGTTTTTCTCCCTCTGAGAAATTATCATAATTAAACTTATCTATATATCTAGAAAATATCGATTCATTAAATTCCTCATCAAGTTCGAACCTAGCATGAAATTCCATACTCGATAGATAACTATTTATTGTTTTATTTATTAGAGGAACATACTTCTTAATGATAGAAGCCTTGACCCCCTCATCCGAAAGAAGATTCTTCATTACAGACATATATTCTTTATCTTGAATAGTTACCTGTAATTTATCTTCAATTTTGGTAAGAGTTCCCTTCTTAGACTTTATCGATTCTTTTAATTCCGAAATTTCGGTATTTCCATTCTCATCAATGGAAATATCTCTTTCAATCTCGGAGTTATTTGACATAAGAGATTGTATCATCGCATTATTCGTTTTGATGAGGGATTCGTTGTGTATTACATCCATATCAATTGATATGATATTATCAAGTTTAGCTTGTGTCGTTTTCAATCTACAAGATAATTCATTCAGAGCAGTAGAGATTTCATCCTTTAAATTACCTTGAGTCGTGAACATAAAATCTTTAAATGTTCTACTGATGTCCTGTTCACATTCCGGACAAGAATCATTATCTGAATAAAAATCTATAGATTTATCAACGGAATTAAGTTTATTTCTGAGTTGACCGTGGAGAATGGAGAGTTTTTTGTTATGTTTTTGTACATCCACCACATTCCCAATAGCTCCGTGAAGTTTAGAATTGACAGACTCAAGTCTCTCAATGTCATAATTCAATTCTTCAATTTTAGAGTTATTATCCTCAATTCGTTTGTTATTTTTATCATCATTGACCTTAGCACGTCTTTTCAATGATTTAAGGGAAAGAACATTCATTTTAATCGTTTCTTCGAGGAGATTAACACCGTTACTGAGTTCTTTATGATCCTCGAGGGTTTTACGAATGCTAATTTTAAGAAGTAAATTCATGAGACTAAATATTTTAATGTCTAATAATTCTTCAACAACCTCTCTTCTTCTTGATGTCGAAAGTCTCATAAAAGGAACATAAGAGCTTGAACCAAGAACAACAACCTGTGTAAATGCCTGATAATTCATTTTAAGGACATTACGTTCAAGGAACTTTTGATAATCCCTAACCTTAGCATCTTGATTTATAAGAACAGAATCCTTGTAGATTTCAAACCTGTTAGGTTTTATGGCACGAATAATATTGTATTTTGAATTACCTACATTGAATCTGATATGAACCTCAAGATCCTTTTTATTAATAGAATTAACGAGGTTGTCTTTCCTAATAGATCTAAATGGTTTACCATATAGACCAAATGTGAGAGCATCAATCAATGTAGATTTGCCATGACCATTTTTACCAATAATCATGGTTCTGTGGTGAGACTCGAAATCAATCTCTTGAAACTCATTACCGGTGGACAGTAAATTTTTCCATTTTATTCGTTTAAATTTAATCATTCTATATTACTTGCCTCAACATATAATTCATGCATTCTATTCGAAAGATCATCATTCTCAATACCACTTATCGAAATAGATTCTATGTACTTGGAAATCAATGTAGAGGTATCATCACTTGAATCAACTTCTTCAATTATTCTAGAATCTAGATCATTTGATTCTATAATTTTAAGATCTATGACGTTAATATCATTATACAGTCTCGAGAGGAATCTGTCAAATTTGTATAGATCTTTTTTATTGATTACAACCAATTTAATGATTTTAGAATCATATTCAGATACATCCACCGTCTCATAGTCAATTTTAGAATCATCATAATATATCTTTTCAAGAATTGTATAAGGATTGGCAATGAACTCCATTCCCAATGTCTCAGTATCAAATACATGAAAACCTTTAGTCTCCCCATAATCAGACCAATTAATCTGGTAAGGTGTGCCAAGATAATATATAGTAGAATTGTCAGATTTCTTATGAAAATGACCAGAATACATAGCATCAAATTTAGAAAATATAGAAGGAGATAAACCAGATCTAGCGATTATCTGAGAATTTAAATAAAACCCATTAATCTCTAGATGACCGAATCCTATTGTAGATTTAGTTTGGGCAATAGTCTCGAGAGAAGATTTGGAATTCTGAGGATTAATCCATGGAACAAAAAGCATATTCAGTCCACCGATATTAACCTCTTCAACTTCCGAATAAGATGTTACATTAGGATAGAGTTCTGTTAACAAATCTATTGAATTAATTGTATTGGTATTTTTAAAATAAGTTGAATGATTACCTACTATACAATGAAGCGATATATCGTTCGCACTTAATTTATCAAACCACATTTTCTTAGTAAGATTAAATATATTATAATTAATATACTTCCTATGATCAAATGTATCCCCAAGATCAATAACTGTTGATATATTATTTTCTTTTAAATAAGGGAAAAAGATATTATCATAAAACTTCTTGAAATACTCTGAAAAATGTATACTATCATTCCTTGCACCAAAGTGCTGATCAGTTATACAGGCAATCTTCATTGAAAATAATCCTTCAATATTTCATTATAATATTCTTGCAGTTCAGCATTAGTATTGGATACATCGATGTTAAAAAGCTGTGATATATCTGCTCTATGAATTATACCTTTTTTAACATCTCTCTGCTTATTTTCTTTTTGGATCCTACGAATGAAGGCATAATATATTATTTGAGTAAAATAAGAAAACGGATTAGTTGATTTTTCTGGATTAAAATTATGAGCATATGCTATACAGTTTTCTATTCCATCTAGTATCATTTCATCTTTATAAGTATAGTTTCTAAAATTAGGTTTAGTTGCTAGATTTTTTGCTATCTTCATAAAACAGACTGCAGCCTTATCGGATATAGTAGGTCTTCTTTCTAGATCCTTATCTAAGTAATTTTGGTAGTTGATCCTATATTGAATCATTTCTTCTAGAAATTCTTTATTGTCGACATAATGAACTGGCTTATCTTTAACTTTTGGCATTATATTTTTCCTTTATCTTAAGATTATATTATAACCTATTTTTCATTAATTGTAAATACTAGTATTTTAAGGGCAGGTTACGATTCCTGCTGATCTTGTCCCTGTTGATTCAGGAATCCTTAATGGGCTCGTATCAACGCCCCGATCCGGTTACTCTATCACGTTTTGCTTGTACTGACTCAGTGAATGGATGCATTGAAACATTGGTTTCAATGGTAGCCTTTACAACCCGATAGCTTTCGACTCAGACGGTTGCTATAATTTTTATGTACTTGTTTAGTATTATATCAAATTAGCTTTCAATTGTAAACTATAAATTAATGATCTCGGTTGAAACATCAAACTCGGCTTCATTATAGATGTTGTAACGAGCATAGAAATGGTTGAGCGTGTAGTTTTTCTTCTTTCCCTTCCTAATATCATCTGCTATATCATATACATTACATTTATCTTTGGAATCGTGAAGACGGAGACCTCTACCAATAGATTGAAGTACTCGTACTTGAGATTTAGTTGGGAATGCAAGGATGATATTATGGAGGTTCTTAATATTAATACCTGTTGAATACGTTTGATATGATGCTACAATTATGACATCATCATTAGCTTCTGTAACATCTCGGGTTTCCTCTCTTTCCTCAGCTTTAACCATACCAGAAATATATCTGACATTCTTTGTGGTTAATGCTTTTATCTGTTTAGTTAATGGAATACCATGTTTCTCTACGTACTGAAAGAGAACTAGAGTATTACCCTCTAGGGACGTAGCAAGACGGGAAATGAACTGATTTCTTGCAGCATTTAGGACAAGATAATCACATTCCTCTTGATAAGTTTTAACCCGCATTGCTATCTTCTTATCTGAGATGGAATGATTTAGTATGAGGGAATTGATTTTAAGTTTTGATATTGTACCGGAATCCATCAATTCCTTGGTGGAAACAACTTTCTTGGGGACATCAAATAATCCAGAGAGAACTAATTTATTAGATTCGGTTCCATCCAGAGTTCCTGTTAATCCGAATCGGTACTTACAGTCCGGAAGTTTTTCCATAATGGACTTGAGAGATGCTGCTTTAGCAAGATGAGCCTCATCAACGAATATAACACCGAATTTCTCGAAGTATGGTCTCTTTTCTTTATATACAGATTGCCATGTTGAAATATATATTCTCTGCCAAGAATCTTTATCTTTACCACCGGTTATCATGTGACAATTTGTCTCCGAATGAAACCCGTAGTCCCCAAAATCTTTAAACATTTGGGATACAAGAGATATAGTTGGTACCAGAAGCAGAATCTTTTCGTGTTGTTTGAGAAGATAGTATCGGATCAGACAGTAAATGATTAAGGATTTACCAGAGGCGGTAGGACTTACTAGAAGAGCTCTATTTTGCTTTATGGAATGATGTATAGCTTCAGTTTGGTAATCTCTTAATTCGAGAGGAATATTTAAATGATTTATGAACTCGGTGACATCACCTTTATCTGTCTCATTAGATTCATCAAATATAGAGAATGTGTAACCTCTCGTATCAGCAAACCTAACCACCTCAAATTTAAGACCGTAATATATAAGAGATGTCTTCATATTAAAGAGTCTTATTTTACCATCCCACGCTCGGGTCTTATACGCTGGCATAAATTTTGCACCAGGAACTTCGAAGGTGAAATGATCTGACAATTCTTGGGCTATACCCTTATCAGTAGATATGCCCACAAAGATGTCATTTTTCTTGGTAATTATTATATCAGATTTATTGTTTGTTATATAATCCACTAATTCCCCGCCTGAAACTTTTCCCACTCAATTATATTTCTGATGTGGAAAGATCTTGCCCCTATTTCTTTTAATTTTTTCTCGAGATCTTTTTCTTGTATTTCAAGAGATATCATTTTTTTCTTAAGTTCTATGACATCAGAATCTCCTGAAATATACAAGGAGACGTCTGATTTTAATATCTTTTCTGGGAGGGGAAATTTTAAATAAACATCTGGATCAGCTTTACCGAGGAAATATTTCCATTTATCTAGATAAAGGACATCATATTCCATTCCATACCATTTACATTTAGCACAAACCTCATTATACTGGTTCATATATCTCGAGTATATTAGAGGGGTTTCTGCAGATTCGATAGTGAGTTTTGTTACATCAATTTTATCTAGATCCATTGATCTATTATACTACATTTCCAGTGAGTTGTAAACTATTTGGCTCTCTCAAAATGGAACGAAGTGTAATCAAAATCTACTGTAGCGACTGGAAATATTATGCCGGCATCCGTTGAAGTCAATTCGAGAGAGCTGAGATTAGTTGGAAATGAATCCTTGAATGTGTAAGTCCCCACCAATTTATGAGAAGAATTATGTATTAATATTTTTGAGTCTGATATTACCTCCCCCATTTTTTCGTATTCAGTGTCTCTTATCCTCACCAACCAATCTGAGATTTCGGTATAATTTAATAAATCCTCATCAACGAGGAACGTTAATCCTAAGGGGGAAAATACCAATTTATCACCGGGATGTTTAACGTCTGAGAATCTGGTGATTTGAGGGGTAGATTCCATTGATATGGATGGGATTGACATCTCAGTACAAGAGAATTCTACTCGGGGAAATGATTTATTTACAAATTTAAAATGCGAATTATTATAAGGATTCATGATAGTACCAAATTAAGGTGGAGAATAATATTTATATTCAAAGGAGATCAACTCCAATCGCTTGGGATATATTGGTGTACCCATCACGTTCAAGAAGTTCGGTGAGCCCCATATTGATTTCCCCCGAAATTTGCGGTCCATGAAAGATCATACCAGTGATTAGATGTATTAATGTCGCACCATTACGTATTTTATGATATGCATCCTCTGGTGTATCACAACCACCAATACCGATAACTATGAATTTATATTCTGAATCTTTAATGTGTTGGGCACATACTCTAATGATATGGTTTGTCATTGGTCTGAGAACATGACCACTCATACCACCCCTATCATACGGCATAACTCTTTTTTCAAGTTTACCCTTATGAAAAACGTAGGTAGTTACATCATCCTCGGGAACCAATGATCTCTTGGTTGTGAGATTACAAGTCAATATACCATTAATACCATACTCATGCATGACATCTATCATTTCCCGAATTTCATTGTCCGTATGATCCGGTCCAATTTTACAATATAGAGGTACGTCCTCAAGACCCATCAGTTCCCTGAGTGATCTTAACTTCAGCAATAACTCTCCCAGGTTATCCATATTAAAAAATGGATTAGATACCCCCAGATTCGGACAAGATAGGTTTATAGTGGTGTAATCACCAAAGGGAGCAAGTCTCTTGTACGAGGTTGTTAAATCCTCAATCGCCTCATCTGAACCGGAAATGCCATTTGTTGCAGATACAGATACACCGCATACCCCATCAATAGACTTCCAATCAGATGCAATGGTATCTCTTACATGCTCTGAACCAGAGTTATTCAGACCATACCATACATTGATTGACTGAGATTTGACTGCTCTCCATAATCGAACTGGGGGATTTCCTGGATGCATATTTTTTGAAAATGAACCAAGTTCAATACCAGAAAATCCAAGATCCTTGATAACAGGGGGAAGTACCCCATACTTATCGAATCCAGCAGAAATTAGAAGTGGGTTATTGTAGTGGACACCGCCGATATTTTGAGATAACATGGGGTTATCATAGCGATATAGGAATTTCAGCAGAGATCTTGAGCCTGGTATCTTCTGAATTGATACCATGATATTTTTGACTACATCATGCGCTGTCTCTGGACAGAGCTTAAATAATATAGGTCTCAATAAAAACTTGTAAACATTCCTTTGTATCTTATATTTATTTCCACTTTTCATCTAGTCTATTTCCTGGGTTATGTTCT